CTTATCGCATCAATCTGTTTCTGATAATCAAGGTCAATCTGTTTCAACTTCTTTTCCGTGCCTTCTCTCATCAGGTTGATTTCATCCTGTTGGTTCTGACGGCGGAGAGACAAGAGTTCTTCGGCTGTCTTTTTTTGTTCTTTTTTTTGCTTTTTTGCTAGATTTTCCTGTCTGGTTAATTCGCTTCCGGTTACTCCGCCCAGCTCCTTGTATGTCTTTTCGGATGCCTCCATCTTATCTTTGGCTTCTTTCACCTGTTTCGATGTAGCCGTCTGATCTTTGATTAAGGTCTCATACCCTTTTTTCGCTTTTTCCCATTCGGCTTTAGCATTTGCCAAATCCTCCTGATATGTAGTTTCTTTTGTTTCCTGTCTGTTCTCAACTTCCAATTGGGCATTGATTTCCGACAAGACATCCTTTCTTGCGTTTGCCAATTCATTTTTCAGGTCTTCGATACGCTGTGCCTGAACCTTCATTTCGGAACGGTTGTTCTCCTTCTTAGCTAAATTATAAGCCCATTCCGCACTTTTTATCTGTTGTTCCAAAGATTCGACTATAGCCTGTTTTGACTGTGTTCTGGATTTTGAAACCTCTTCATTATATGCCTTCCAAAACCCAGTCAAGTCATGTATATGACCTTTCTCATCGACATACTTCTTAAAAAGTACAGGATATAGTTTCTCAATGTCTTTTAAGGCTTTAAGTTTAGTGGTCTCGGCTTCCACCTCGCTATTAATGGTGCTAACAAGACCTTCCAAAGTACGTTTCCGATCTTCTTCGTCCGTGTTGAGTTTTTCTATTTTCTTGTTGTACGAGTCCAAAGCACGTTCAGCAGATGTCGTGCTATCGGATAATGCCCACATGGTAGCTCCGAGACCTACAACCGCCGTTGCCAATAACACATAAGGATTGGTAAGCATTGCAGCGTTTAAAGCTAACTGCGCTTTTCGTGCCAATAAACGGGCATTGGTAAGTCCAATCTCCACAAGAGTATGTTTACTTTCGGCAGCAGTAACAAGCATCACTGCGGTCCGGTATGTACCATAAGTAACCACTAATCCAGCCAAGATTCTACCTACTGTTTCATAATTCTGAATCAACGAAGTTGTCATTTGAATACCGTCCATGATAACACTTTCCGACTTTGTTCCCAATTCGTTAAACACGGAATCCAAAGCATCCTGCATCATAGACAACTGACCATTGATAGTCTTTGAGGCATTCTCAGACATATTATAGAACTTACCACCTGCGGAAGTTGCATCAATGAATGCCTGTTGAACCATTTCAGCGGAAACAGCACCTTTGGACATTTCATCTTTCAAAGTTGCGATAGATTTTCCGGTCTTTTCGGAGATAATCTGTAACGGGTTGAATCCAGCGTTTATCATTTGATTCAAATCCTGCCCCATAAGTTTACCCGCTGCTGACATCTGTGAAAATGCCAAAGTTAGCGAATTGAACTTACTGGATTCCCCCATAGAAATATCACTAATGGCTTGTAGATAACGGGGAACTTTCTCAGCTTCAATGTTGAAACCAAGCATCATCTGCGTGGCTGCTGTTACATCAGAAAATTCAAGCGGAGAAATTTTAGCGAACTCACGAACTTGTGACATGAGGGCATTGGCTTTCTCTTTGTTTCCCAATAAAGTTTCAATAGCAGTGTCAGCAGCCTGGAACTCGCCACGTACACGAATCATTTCAGCACCTAATGCTTTCAGTACTCCAGTACCACCAATAACCGCCAAGGCTTTCTTCCAAGAAATAGCAATACCATTATTAGTTTCTACAACCTCTTTTGCGTCATCCTTGTAAAGGGCGTATTCATCACGTAGTTTTTTTACTGACAGACGTGCTTCTGCCTGTTGCTGGGTTAATCCAAATAAAGCTGCCTTTTCTTCATCAAGAGCTTTGCGGGCAGCATTGTATTCTTCTAACTTGCTATTTGCTGATAACGGATTCCTTTTCAATGCTATACGATAAGCATCCCCAAGTCGTTTTACATCCGCTTCAATATCCTTAACTACCGCTTTTTGAGCAAGAATCTTCTCTGTGAATCCATTCACGGCCTGGGAAGCATCGAAGATTTTCCTTTTGAATCCCGTTTCCATCTCCGCTCCAGCTTTGGCTGCATTAGTCACCAACTCATCCAATCTTTGGTTGGATGCAGCAAGTTGGGCATTCAAAGCCTTGAAAGCAGCAGGAGACTGCGTGCCATCCATGCTCATTAACTCCTGCTTTAATTTTGCAATTTCATTACGAAGTCTTACAACTTCTTCCCAGTCACTACCTATCTTAAAATATAATTTTGACATATCTATTTCTTTTTCCTACGATTAGCCAATTCCTTACCACTGATTCTATTCACCTTCTGACCACCATATACTGCGCGTAATTTATCCCGTTGCATCATCAGCAGATTCCGATAAGGGATAATCTCAAACACTTCTGTATAACTCAGATGCAGCGTGTCAATCAAATGGGCTATCTGCCCGAAGAACGTTGTGTTTCCTACTGTTTCGGTCTTGCTGCCAGCATCGACACGTTCCTCATCGAGCTGACACACTGAAAAGCCGAAATATCCATCATAGAGAAACAGACTTCCAAGGCATCTTTGACTTCTTCAAAAGTGCCGTTCTCCAATTCTTTGACCAAACTATCATTCCCGCAGATGAAGCATGAAATACCTTTCAGCATATCTTCAGTAGCTTCAGGAAGCTCTTTAATAGCTTCCATGACATTATCTCCAGTCATGCCGATATTGGAAAAATGATGAATGGCACGACAGATAATTTTAATTGTAGGAGGTTTAATGGTATAAACCATCCCTCCTATCTCCACATTCATGAAATCCAGCCCTAACAAAGCATCAGAAACCGTTTTTGCTGCTTGATTCATATTCTTAAACTAAAAGGGGGAATGGTATATATCCATCCCCCGGTTATCACTCTTGTGCTTTTACCAATGTTATCTCTTTTTTAAGAGTGGTATCAACTTCAGAAGGAGTGGTTTTAATATCTCCTGACTGAGTGACGTACCCCACTTTCGACACTTCATAGTGAACGGTAGCCCCAGCATTCACCTGCTTTGACTTGACCGTTACACCGTCCAGCTTTACGGTCGCATCGGAAGGAGTAGGTACAATGGTTACTGTAGTTCATGCCTGCAAAGCTTTAATCTGCCCCTCTTCGTAGTTATACTCAGAAGAAACGCCTTCAATTCCCGGTTCCTGCACCAAGCCTTTTACAGCGATTGCAATTGCCTTATCCGTATTGGCTTCACGGGAAACAATACGGCATTTTGGGAAGATGAACCAGACATCATCATCGGTCAGACAGAACAATGCTTTGTTGATAATAACTTTATCCAAAGCACGCTTCCAACCTACATCTTTAGATGTTGCCTGAATAACATCGCCACCCATGAACGCTTTCTTGGTCTTCCAGTCATATTGTCCGATAGAGAAAGCGGGCGATACTTCTCCCGGCACATCATCGTAACGGTAATTCTTTCCCGTTAATTGGTTCTTGTACCCGGTGACAGAGGCTTCCGTTTCCTCAATCTGCCACGTTTCCCCGTGTACATTCAAAACCTCATCTTTCGCTTTGATAGCGGCTTGAATCAAAGTCTTTGCGATTTCGGGGGTAATGTCTGCCGTTACCTTATCAATGTCGGCAAACAAGATTCTTTTTATTCCTACTGCTGAAATCATAATCTTATAGTTTTACATTTATTACTTCAAATAAAATTCTCACATTCACGTAATGGCATTTCAAAGCTGTATCCGCTTCCGTGCCAATTGATTCGATAGAATAACGATAGGTTGTACCGTCATAGGTGCTTACTACATCATCAAGCAGCTTGCCAGCCTTTCTTTCGAGTTCGTTAAGCCGGATTGTGTTCGCTTCATTCTCGCTTAAATTGGGTACACATAGATTCACTTCTGCGAAAGATTTCTTCCAATACTTTCCCGGCTGTTGTTTCTTCGTGTGGATGACAATCCTTTCGGACTTCAATTCACCCGTCAGCGTTTCACCATCAGGCACTAGATCTATTCCGAAAGCCTTGCAGTCCCGGTAGAGGATGTTTCCTATGTCGGTAGTTACTATCATTCCACAATCTCCCAATCTTCTGCAAATACATCACTGATAGACGGAACCCATG